CTAAGCAGAGGCCCCCGGCATACCGCCGGGGGCCTCTTGCGTGAGCGGTGCGTGAGCGGGTGTGCTAACGATCTTGTTTGAGCGCGGCAGCGGAACCAGCCGCGCGGCCGCCTCCGCCACCTCTTTGTCGACCTGCGGCAGCAGATTCAGGTACGTGTCCGACGTGATCTGAATGCCCGAGTGCCCGAGCGTCGTCTTGATGTAGTGGAGATCGCCGCCACCCGCGTGCATCAGCGTCGCCGCCCCATGCCGCAGATCATGCAACCGGACCGGCGGCAGCTCGATCTCCTCGAACAGTTCCGCGAACCGGTCCGTCACATGGGACGGCCGCAGCCAACTGCCGTCCTCCTGGGTGAAGACCCGGCCGGTGTTCGCCCACCCCGCACCTGCCTTCTCCTGCTCGACGGCCTGGAGGGCGCGATGCTCCCGCAGCACCTCGGCCGTGACGCTGTCCAGGGAGATGGTGCGGGCGCCGGCGTCCGTCTTCGGATCGTCCTCGTACACGTCCCAGCCGTTCTGCACGATCGCCTTCGCGACCGTCAACAGCCCGGCGTCCAGGTCGACGTCGGTCCACCGCACACCGCACGCCTCACCGCGGCGCAGGCCCCGGAACGCGACCAGGTGGAACAGCCCGTACAGCCTGTCATCGGACGCGTGCCCCAGGAACTGGCCGATCTGTGAAGGCGTCCAGACCATGACGGGGGACGGTTTCTCACCGGTCTCCTCCCATCGGGCCACATGCTCGTCGGTCCACAGCACGCCCTTGGGCCGCTTGCCCACGTCGAGCTCCACGTGGGCGGCCGGGTTGAACGTGACACCGAACCGCTGCTGCGCGATGGCGTCGTTCAGGGCGGCCCGCAGCGTCGCGCGGATCCGTTCCCGGGTCGTCGGCCCGACGGTGTGCCGGAACGGCGGCATGGCCTCGATGGCTTCCTTCATCGCCTTGCGCCTGGCTCGGTGCTCCGCGCCCTTCCACGGCACGGTCGCCAGCTCGTCGACGGCGGCCCGGCGCTGGGTGTTCAGTTCGAGGATCTCCGTGTTCGCGTCGGCGATGGCCTGGAACATCTCGGAGAGGTGAGCCACCCGCAGCCGGTCGAGCCGGTGGTGGCCGATGCGCGGCTTCAGGTGCTTGCGGACGTTGATCTCGTCGCGGCTGATCGCGGTGGGTCGGCCACGCTTGCCGGACATCCACTCGTCTAGCCAGTCACCGACGGTCGTCTTCGAGCTGAGGGACTGGCCGGTGGAGTACCGGCGGCGCACGTCGTCCAGCTCGGGCAGGGGCGCCTTCTTGTCCTTGCTGACCGTCTCCAGCAGGTCCCCGATGGCTACCTGCCCGTCGGCGTCGTCGCCGTCCGGGAGAGCCAGCAGGGCACGGACCTGGTCCAGGGCCTCCTGTGCTTCCTTCGCGGTGCCGTACCCGGAGCGGGAGAACGACCGGCGGGTGCCGTCGCCGCGGGCGGGCAGCTCCTGCCGTACCGCGTACACCCCGTGCCGGCGCGACGACAGCTGTGGGCATGCCTTGCCCAGGACCTTGCCGTCAGCGTCCCGGCAGTAGCAACGGCGGTACGTCGAACCCTTCATGTCTATGCTCCTGTTACGTCGTCCTGCTCCCCGTCGGGGAGCTGCTGCATCAGCTCCGCCGTCGCCTGAGTCAACTCTCGCAGGGCATCGGTATCACCCCAGGCGGATTTGACCTCTGCGTAGTACTTCGTGGCAGAAGGCCAGATCCTCTCCAGCTCCGCCTGCGCCTCCTGAGCCATCTCGGTCAGCGCCTCATACCTGGCGTACTTAAGGCTGCCTTGCCGCGTTCGTCGCAGAACGTTCGGCACTCTCTCCTGCAGTTCAATCGCTACTCCGTGACCCCACAAGCCATGGGCGATCGCCGCCGCCATCATCCACGTGGGCCCCGTTTCGCCGCCCGGCGGCTGAAGGAGGGCCGCCAACTGGACCGTGCTGACTGCCTGGTCGAGCTGTGCGTGCACGGTCAGGTCCGCCGGTTTCACCGCTGGGTACTGCTCAAGCAATACCCGGAACCAGATGTCCCCCATCGCGAGCAGCCGCAGCGAGCGGACGTCACCATCATTGGTCGCTTCATATCCGGCGCCCAGCTCTTCAACCTTGGCCTGGTGAAGGCTGTAGATGAGTTCGTGCCCCTGCTTGATCCGTGACAGGTGATCGCCTTCGAGGCTCGCTAGAGAGCTGAGGATCTGATTGCGGGCCACACGGATCTCAGGAGTTAGTTGCTCATCGGGGGCGGCCATGACCGGCAGAACGGACTGCAGTTGCTCCATCGCCGTAGCGGTCTGCGACTTCAGCGCGTCAGCCTGCGCCCCGATGGCCGCGAACTCTCTGGCCACGGCTTGAATCTCGCCCTCGCCCGATGACGTCATCTCGTCAACGGTCAAGCCGAACATGTCGGCGATGGCCCTGGCCTCGCTCAGGCGAATTGTGCGCGGGCGTTCAACGGAGCGCTGCTCCATCTTGGCGATGGCCGTGCTGTGCAGCTTCAGGTCGTGTTCCTTCTCCAGGATGCGTGCGACGTCGGACTGGGTCATACCCCGGTCCTCCCTCTCCTTGCGCATCCGTCGACCGAACCGATCCTCCGCGAACATCCACGGTTGTTGGTGATTACCCATGGAAGCAAGGTACTACCCGGAGCGGGTTGCCACCAGTGGAGGTGAGGGCGTATACCTAATCGAGCAACCCCGAACCTCGTGGAGGTAATCATGGGTCAGGACGTCACGTCCGTTACGCCCAGCACTGCCGTCGGGCGCTTCCTGACCACGGAAGAAGTGGCCGCCCGATACCGCACCTCGCCCACCACGATCAGCTGGTGGAGGCGCACTAAGTACGGGCCCAAGGGGATCAAGGTGGGGCGCAGAGTCCTCTACCCCCAGACAGAGATCGAGCGCTTCGAGCGCTCCCTCGCCGAAGAGCAGACCGAGGCTTCCGCGTGACGGCCAGCCTCTCGGTCGCCGAGATCCTCGACCTGCCCGCGCTCGTGCCCCTGTGGCCGACCGTCGGCAAGGCCATGTGCCAACCGGAGTCCACGACCTACCAACTGGCGAAGGAAGGGCGACTGCCCTTCGAGGTCATCCGACTCGGCCGACGCCGCTACGTGCGGACCGTCGACCTCCACAAGTTTTTGGGCCTCGTGCCCGGAAACAGCGAAACCGCCGGAGCGGTAACTCCAGCGGTTTCGAGCGAGCACCCCACCTCAACGGCCTGACAGCAGAGAAAGCGAGCGCTCAGTGACCACTCTACAGAACCTCACCGACACCCGACAGGCGACGCCCGGACAGGCGGAACCGGCCATTACCCGGGCCACCGTCACCACCGCGCAGGTCATGAACCTGCCCCTCGACCAGGTGCTCACCGGCCTGGGCATCCGGGTCATCGACTCGTCGATCACCGACGCCAACTTCTACGGCGGCGTCCACATCGGCAACGGGCAGACCACCATCCTCACCTCGCCCGGCCGCGACCAGTTCGTCACCGACTGCATGATCCGCTACCTCATCGCAGAGTCCCTCGGCCTCGACGTCACGCCGCTGCCCAAGCCGTTCGAGGTCGAGTTCACGGACTTCACCGGCAAGGCGCGCGAGGCCGCAAGTCAGGTGGTCCGCCCGTGACCGAACAGCACACCACCGCGGCGGCCGACGCTTTCAGATTTGAAAGCGTCGGCCGCCCGGCCCCGGGCTGCCTCATCCCCGGATGCGACGGCCAGTGGCACTACGACGACACCTGCTCCAGCGAAATCGGCGAACTCGCCTTCGACGACGGTGGCACGCTCCCCGTCGAATACGTCGCCATCACGGGCCACCAGCCCTACATCGTCGCCTTCGGCTACGAGCACCACACGGTCAACCTGCGCCGCCACATGACCCGGCCCGACCAGGTCCGCGACTTCGCCCAGCAACTACGCGACCTCGCCACCAGCCTCGACACCGCCGCCGCCCACCTCGCCGGAGGCCAGTCATGAGCGCTCCCGCACGTCACGTGGTCGCCTGCCTGTTCGTCGACTTCGGAGACAAGAGCCGGCCGCCGCGCGCCAAGTACGAATGCGTCCGCTGCCAGACCACCGAAGGCCCCGTCCACGGCCCCGAGCAGGTCGCCGCCTTCGTCGCCAACGCCAAGACCGCACACAATGCCCGCTGCAAGGAGATCCACCCGTGACCAACGCGCAGATCCCCGACCAGCGGGACAACGTCCGGGAGTACGACGGTGCCGGACTGTGCGTGATCCCCGTTCGGGCCGACGGCAGCAAGGCCGCCGCCGTGCGCAGCTGGACCCCGTACAAGGTCAACCGCTCCACCCCGGCCGAGCACGACCAGTGGTTCCCGCCGGGCAGCACAAACGGAGTGGCCGTCGTCTACGGCGCCGTGTCCGGCAACGTCGAAATGATCGAGTTCGAGGGCCACGCCATCGCGGACGGCCTTCTCGAAGAAGTCACCGAGATCATGGAAGCGTCCGGGCTCGGAGAGGAATGGCAGGCCATCCTCACCGGCTGGGTGACCGAGTCGCCCGGCGGGGGCGGACGCCACTTCCGAGTTCGCATCGACGGGGCGCCCGTCACCGGGAACCGAAAGCTGGCCAGCCGCCTGGCACGAGAGGACGAACTCACCCCGGAGGAGCGACAGAAGCTCGCCGAGAACCCCAAGGCGAAGATCGTCCGCGTCCAAATCGAGACGCGCGGCGAAGGCGGCTACGGGCTCGTCGAACCGTCCTGCGGCAGCGTCCACCCGACAGGGCGTCCCTATGTCCGCTTCGAGGGCGGACCCAGCGCTATCCCCACCATCGACAGCGACGCCATGGACGCCATCCATGAGATCTGCCGCATGGTCGACAGCCTCCCGGTAGTCGAGAAGGCGAAGACCGCCCCCCGTCCGAAGAGGGAGCTGCCTGACGGATTCGTCCGCGCTGGCGACGACTTCGAGGACCGAACCGACTGGGAACAGATCATCGGCTCGGACTTCGACCTCCTCTTCACCCGAGGGGCGACCACCTACTGGCGGCGCAAGGGCAAGACCCGCGGGATCTCCGCAACGACCGGGCACGCCGCCGACCGCGACCGCCTGTTCGTCTTCAGTACCTCCACCACGTTCGAGTCGTGGACGCCCTACGACAAGTTCGCCGCGTACACCCACCTCACCCAAGGCGACACCAGCGTCCCGGCGTTCAAGCGGGCCGCCGAGGAACTCCGCAACCGCGGCTACGGCACCCAGCGTCGGCTCGTCACCGCCCCCGTACCGGGCCCCCGTCCCTTCAGTGACGGGTCCTCCGCCCTCGAACCGGCCGTCGAGCACGACGCCGCCGAAGACGAGCACGGCCGCCCTGACCTCCGCATTGTCTCCAGCACGCCGGCCAAGCTCGACGTCACCAACGAGGCCGACGCCATCGACGGCGTGCTCACCATCATGGCCAGCGAGCAGCTGCCCGGCCTGTACAAGCGGTCCGGCGGACCCTGCTGGGTGTACGAGGACGACCAGGGCAACCCGCTCATCAAACAGCTTGCGAGCGAGAACCTCCGGGCCTACCTCGCCGAGCACCTCGTCACCTACCAGATGGTGAGGAACCCGCTGACGGAGACGCTCGACGAAGTGCGTGAGCTCCTCATGCCGAAGACGTGCAGCACAATCCTTGGCCGGAAGGACTGGCCGCTGCTCCCGCTGCGAGGCATCATCACCTCCCCCGTCGTCCGCCCCGACGGGTCGCTGATTCAGGCGACCGAGTATGACAAGGCGACCGGCCTCTACATGCACCCCAAGGTGCCGCTCCGCAGACTCCAGCCGCAGGTGACCGAGGAGTCCGTGACGCGGGCCAAGGACATCGTCCTCGGGCAGATGCTCGCCGACTTCCCCTTCGTCGACGACTCCGATCGGGCCCAGTACCTCGGCGCGCTACTTTCGCCGATCATCCGGCACTACGTACCGGGCCCGACCCCGCTGGTTGTCATCACCGGCACTTCGCAGGCCTCCGGCAAGACGCTCCTCAAAGACGTCTTCGGGCGGCTGTACGGGCTCGCCGAAACGCCCTGGGCGGAGAACGACGCCGAACTCCGCAAAGCCATCACGGCCAAGATGTGGGACTGCGGCGACCCCGTGATCGCCATGGATAACCTGCCCAACGGGCACATCATCAAGAGCCCCATCCTGTCGTCGCTCGTCACCAGCGCGGTATGGAGCGACCGGCTCCTCGGCAGCAGCAGCAGCGTCAGCATGCCCAACGACAGGCTGTGGGTACTCACGGGCAACAACTTGCGCACCGGCGGGGACAACGCGAGGCGAACCCTGTGGGTCCGCCTCGACCCCGACTGCCCGAACCCCGACCAGCGCGACAACTTCACCGTCGGCGACCTGCGCATCTGGCTCGAAGAGAACGCCTCCACGATCGTCGCGGCACTGGTCACCATGGTCCGCGGCTGGCTCGCCGCCGGCGCCAAGACCATCAACACCCGCATGGGCGACTACTCGCGATGGGCCTCCGTCATCGCCGGGATCCTCGACTACCTCCAGGTGCCGGGCTGGCTCGCCAACCGGGGCCAGGCCAACGCCGCCCTGGACGACGAGGCGCAGGAGTGGGCTGCGTTCCTCACGGACTGGCACGCCACGATCGGGACCAGAGCCGTCACGGTAAAGGAACTCCTCGGCCTGAAGGACACCGTGCCCCAGCTGCACAACGGCGACCTGCCGTCCGGAAAGCAGCTCGGGCACTGGCTCAAGGCCCGGCAGGGCCGCTACTTCGAGGACCTCAAGGTGGCCCTGGTCTACGACAGCCACCTGAAGCAGAACACCTGGCGCGTCGAGCAGCACGTCAAGAAGGACCCCGCGGGGGCAGAACGATGACCGCCGCACATAGAACCCCGCAATCTGCGGGGTTTACCCGCAGCGCTAAAACCGGCGCTGACCTGCGCGTTTACGGGGTTGCGGGGAATTGCGGGGAGTGGTCCCACCTCACCCATATAGGGGACGCGAAACACACACCACGTGCAACGCAGCACGCAATGCGTCACCACAAAAATCGCTGGTCTCCATATGTATGGCCTGCTCTTACATTCCGGAGAACCCCGCAAACCCCGCAAGTATCCAGCTCAGGACGCATTTTGAGCGCTCGGAACATCCCCGCAGACATCCCCGCAGCATCCCCGCAAACCCCGCCACTGCCGATCCGAGGTGACCGCCATGTCTGAACTGCCCGAAACGTTCAAGCCGAGGCCCTACCAGGCAGCAGCCATCCAGGCCCTCGTCGACGGCTGGAAGACCACCCACACCCGGCTCGCCGTGGTCCTCCCCACCGGGGCCGGCAAGACCGTCGTGTTCTCCAACCTCATCCGCGCCCACCTCGCGACCCTTGCCGCGGCGGGCGAACGCGCCCTCGTCATCGCCCATCGCGAGGAGCTCCTCCTCCAGGCCGCCTCCAAGATCCGGGCTGTCTGCCCAGACCTGAAGGTCGGCATCGTCAAGGCCGAGAAGGATGAGCACCAGGACGTTGACGTCATTGTCGCCAGCATTCAGACACTGGCCGTCGAACGGCGCCGGCAGGCCATCGGCCGCATCGGGCTGATCATCGTGGACGAGTGCCACCACGCCGCAGCCAACAGCTACCAGGAGGTCCTGGAGCACTTCGGCGCATGGCGCGGTGTGCCCACCGCGGGCTTCACGGCCACGATGACCCGCTCGGACGGAGGGCTCGCCGACGTCTGGCATGAGGTGGCCTACACCCTCGACATCCTCGACATGATCAGTGACGGCTACTTGTGCAACGTCCGAGGGAAGCGCGTCACCGTCGACGGGCTGAACCTCGACGATGTGAAGACCCGAAACGGCGATCTCCAGGAAGGGCAGCTCGGCCAGGCCCTTGAAGACTCCGGGGCAGCCAAGGTGATAGCCGAGGCCTACCTGGAGCACGCCGCCGACCGGCCAGGGGTCGTCTTCACTCCCACGGTCGCTACGGCGCAGATGGTGGCCGACGCGTTCAATGCCGCCGGAATCAGGTCTGCCGCAGTGTGGGGCGACATGCCGCGCGACGAACGGGCGAAGACGCTGGGCGACTACAAGTCCGGCAACCTCCAGGTCCTTACGAACTGCATGGTCCTCACGGAAGGCTTTGACGCCCCGCACACCTCCTGCATCGTCATCGCTCGGCCCACCAAGTCCGCCGGCCTCTACTGCCAGATGGTCGGCCGCGGCCTCCGTCTCCACGAGGGCAAGCGTGACGCCCTGGTCCTCGACGTGATGGGCGCCTCCACCCGCCACAAGCTGGCGTCCATCGTCGACCTCACCGGGCGGGACCTCGCGGCCCTGAAGGAAGACCAGTCGCTCCTCGACGCCGCCGAGGACGCAGTACGCGAGCAGGAGGCGAAGGAGAAGCGGGCCGCCCTCGCCAAGCTGGAGTTCGAGGACGTCGACCTGTTCAACAACTCCAAGGCCCGATGGCTGCGAACCGATGCGGGGGCCTGGTTCATCCCGCTGGGCAACGACACGTTCCTCTTCCTGGTCCGCGACGAGGCTGGCCTCTACCGGGTCCGGCGATGGGATACAGGGCTCGGCATCCGGCCCCCGTCTCCCGATCCGGCCTGGCCGCTGTCCGACGCGATGGCGTGGACGGAGATTCACGCTCGCCGCCTGGCCCCTGCGTTGATGTCGCGGTCCGCCGGTTGGCGTAGCAGCGCCCCGAGTCCGAAGCAGCTGGGGTTCTGTCGGCACCAGGGCATCAAGGTGCCGCGCGGTAGCACCGCAGGTGACGTGTCTGACCTCCAGGCCATTCACAGGGTGTCCTCAATCCTTTCCCGCGCCACCACTGCGGCGCTCGCCGCCTGATCGGAAGGCACACGATGAACATCGCCACCCCAGGCGCCGCGGCTGTGGTCGAGACGGCCGCAACTGCCCGTCCCCTCGTCATCGGACTCGACCTCTCCCTCACCTGCACCGGCGTCGCAGGTGAGGGGTGGGCCGACTACATCCGCCCGAAGACCCTCCGCGGCCACCCCCGCCTCAACCTGATCGTCGACGAGGTCACTTCCTTCATCAAGAAGGCCGACCTGGTGGTCATCGAGGGCCCGTCTTTCGGCGGCGGTGTCGCTCACCGGCACGAGGACCTGGCCGGGCTCCGCGTCATGGTCCGCCACGCCTGCTGGCGCCGCTCGATCCCCTACGCGGTGGTCCCGCCGTCCTGTCGGGCCCTGTACGCGGCGGGGAAGGGCTCGGCGTCCAAGGGGGAGGTGCGGGACGAGATCGCCCGCCGGTACGGCATCGAGCTGGACGGTGTCGCCCGCTACGACATGGCCGACGCCTACGCCCTGCTCGCGATGGGCTTGGACCACCTCGGTGTTCCGCTCGCCGCGGTGCCGGAGAAGAACGCCACGGGCCTGACCGGGTGTCAGTGGCCCGACGTGGAAGGACTTGCGGCATGACCTCGAACGAAGTGCTGATCCTGGCGGCCGGCCTGTACCTCGGGTTCGTCATCACGGCCGCCGTCCACATGGTGTGGGCGGGTGTCGACGCGGCCCGAGCCGCACGGGCCGGGCAGGCGGCGGCGACCGCGGCCCTGAAGCGGGCGGCCGGCGACCAGTGGCTGACCGCGTTCCAGCTGGACCGGCTGATCTGCAGGCGAAAGGAGCAGGCATGAACCACGATGACGAAAAGGGTCAGCAGATGGTGCTGACCCCTGGCGGTTACGACCCGGAGGCTATCCAGATCGCGGGTAACGCCAGGGGCGACGTGCTGCTGCACCTGCCGGGGATCACGTACCTGGATACGCAGGTGTGGTCGGCTGACGTCGGCCTCACCGTGGCGGCGCTCGCCGAACTCCGCGACGCCATCGACAACCACCTGCGTGACACAGGCGGTCCGGTCAACCGTGTCAACATCGCAACGGTTGTCAGGTCCCGCGAGGACCTCGCAAACGACAACCGTGGGGATATTGACACGGATGGAGCCGACGGAGGGACAGCCTGTCCCCCTGTTGTGGGGCAGCAGCCCACAACTGTGGTGCAGCAGCCCACGTTTGCGGCACCCACGAAGGGTGCCGCAAACGACAGGCCTTCTTCGAGGAGTTCAGTCGTGACCGAGACGGTCACGGTTCCCCTGCGGGACCGGCTGCGTGCGGCGTTGCGCCGCCACATCGACCCGGACGACGACACCATGCCCGCGATCTGGCCCGGCGGCGACTTCATCTGGCTCGGCACCGACAGTGTCATCGACGACCTGGTCGCCGCGGTTGGCGCCGAGCAGCTGATCGCCGAGCGGGACCAGGCGGTGGCCGCCGTCGAGCGGGTGCGGGCCGAGTGCGCGGCGATCGGCACCCCGCACATCTGCAACGCCGTCGACCGGATCCTCGGCGTGCTCGACCAGCCGAAGGAGCAGCGGTGAACCTGTGCCTGCTGTGCGACGAGCGCGACGCGATGGGCGGCATGCTCTGCCCCGGCTGCACCAAGGCGACGGTTGTGTGGCTGGAGTGCCTGCCCGACCTGTACGCCGGGCTGCTGCCGTTCCTGACCCCGTCGACGGCTGTGGGGCAGGGCCGCAGCGGGAAGGGCGGCCCCGCCCCGCTCCCGGTTGTCGAGGGCGTCCTCGACCTGCGCGGCCAGATGGTCGGCACGCTTGAGGACTGGCTGGCCGCCGTCCGTCAGGAGCGCGGCATGCTGGCGCCCGGTCTCGGAGGTGTCGACGGGCGCCTGGCCGCCGCAGTGGCCGGGCTGCTGGCGAACATGCCGTGGGTCGCGGTGTCGTGGTCGGAGGCCGGCACGTTCGCGGCGGAGATCCGCGAGCTCACGAATTCGGTGCGCTCGATCATCGCGCCGGAGCCGGCCGTCGACCGGGGCCGGCGGATCGGGAACTGCCCTGCGATGGATCCGTCCGGGACGCTGTGCGGTGCCGTGCTGTGGCTGCCCCGGGGCGAGAAGGCTGTGCGGTGCGAGTGGTGCGACACCCGGTACCCGCCTTACGTCTGGGGCCAGTTGAAGGCGTGGATGACCGAGGACGAGAAGGCGCGACATGCCGCGTAGCCCTTGCGCATCCAACCCTGGGTTGGATAGAGTCTGTCTTGTGAACGCGACCCCATGGCGGGACCGGGTACACGGGGAAGACCAGCTGGTGGAACAGCTCCAACTCCTCGTCTCCGAATCCGCCAAACGAAGAGCGCTCGCCCTGCTCGACGGCGTAGCCGAACTCGGAACCGTGGCCGAAGTGGCCAGGGACCTGGGAAAGAGCTGGAACGCCATCGATAAGGCGATCAAGAAGAACGGGCCTGGCCCGACAACCGCATAAAAACAGGGCCGGACGACAGCTCTCGGGTGGTGGAACACCCGAGGCGCGCGCGTCGCCCGACCCCTTCACCGCCCACCTTGATGAACCCAAGGAGACGGCTATGGCTCATCGTGCCATGCCCGCGGCCACCACCGCGATGACCCCCGCGCAGCAGCTCAACGAGCGCTTCGCCACCATCTACATCCAGTTCCAGCCCCGCATCGTCAACCTCGTCCAGCGCGAGGTCCGCGGCGGGAACACGCACCTCGCCGAAGACCTCACGGCCGACGCCTTCTACCGGGCATGGCTCGACTTCCACAAGTGCCAGGCCACCACCGACGCCCAGCTGTACGGATGGCTCGCCACCCTCGCCAGGCGCACGGTCATTGCCCACTACCGGGCGAAGAGGAACACCGCCGAGGTCCCCGCCGACACCGGCCACTGGCAGTACAGCAACCGCGAGATGTGCACCGGCCCCGGCGGCACGTACACCCCCGCCGCTACCGGCTTCCGCACCGCCGCCATCGGCAACGGCGACTCCGACCCGGACATGGACGAGGCCCTGCGCCGCGCCCGCGCCGGCCGCCCGGCGGTGACCCGATGATGACGCCCCTCGTCCTCAGCGACGACACGATCACCCTCCTCGGCCAGCTCGCCGACACCCTCGACGCGAAGCGGCCCCACGCGGAGATGCTGGAGCCCATCCGCCTCGCCCGCGCCCTCGTCCTCGCCGAGCAGCTGCACGGCCCCACCGAGGCCGCGTTCGCCGCCGAGCAGGACCTCCTCGCCGCCGCCCCGCCCGTCCGGCACAGCCAGACCCGCGGCGAGTACGCCGCCCTCCTCCGCCTCATCGCTCAGGGGGTGAGCGCATGAGTGTCGACACCAGCGCCCTGCATCAGCCGCTGCTCGATCCTGCGGACGACCCCGCCCCCTGGGTTCCGCCGCTCGACCTCGCGCTCGACCTCGCCCGCGCGACCCTCGCCGAGCACGGCACCGCGAACATCCACGACCCCGCCGCCATGCTCGTCGCCGCCGTCCACCTGGGGATGCGTCTCCGCGCCCTCGTCGCCGCCCTCGACAAGGAGGCCAGCCGATGAGCGACGACACCCCCACCGTGGCCCCGCTGCCACGCCGCAACGCGGACGGCACGACGACCGTCACCACCCTGGACGCCGGAGACGTGCGGCTGGTCTGCCCGTCGTGGTGCGTGTTCCAGCACGGCTACCGGCATCCGCCGGCGAAGGCGGAGATCACGCACCGGAGCGAACCGGAGTGGGCGTTGGCCGACACCCCCGAGCACGGGCCAACGAGCCTCGTCGAGGTCGCCCTCGCGCAGTGGCCGTACAGCGACCGCCCGCAGGTCTGCCTGTCCGTCGAGACGGATGACGGGCACCTGGAGGTCGGCCCGACCGGTGCACACCGGATCGCCGCCGCCCTCCGCAAGCAGGCCGACCACATCGACACCATGGTCGACCAGCTGATCAGCCTGCGGGCCGGTGAGGACCAGTGAAATTCCTCTACCTCCTCGCCATGATCTGGCCGCTCATCCTCGTCTCCTACCTGGTCGGGAGGGCGCTCGGATGAACCGCAACGCCTGGCGCTTCGCCCTGACCATCGTGTCCCTGGCCGCGCTCGCCACCACCGGCTGGTCCCTCTACGCCGTCGCACGCCACTACGACGCCCCCAAGGTCATCGCCGTGGCCGTGTTCCTCGTGTTCGACGGCATCGCCTACGCCTGCCTCCACCTCGCCTCGGAAGCATCTGCGGCCGGCCGGTCCGCGTTCGGGGCCCGCGCCACCGCGGTCGGCATGGCGGGGGTGTCCGTCTACCTCAACCGGTTCCACGCCGGCCTCATCCACGGCGGCACCCCCGCGTTCCTGCTCTTCGCGATCCCCACCGTCGGTCTGCTGCTGCTCTCCGAGCTGTCATGGGCCGGGCCGCGGGCCGAAGCGCGGGCCAGCCGTGCCGAGCAGCCCTACCGGCTCCCCGCATTCGGCGGCTGGGCCTGGGCCCTCGCCCCGCGGCTGGCAGGAAGCACCGTCAAGAAGCGGGCCATCCACCACATCGAGCACGGACCGACCGCGGCCGTAACGACCGTGGATGCTCCGTCGAAGCACACCGCGACGGAAGTGCTGCGGCGCCGCTTCGCCGAGATGGACCCTGCTGATGCGATCCGCATCGCCCATGATGCGCACCCTGATACGCCCCCCGCCGAACTCGCCTCCATGCTCATCACCTACGGGGTGATCGTGGACGCCGTCCAGGTTGCTCTCGTCCTGCACGGGCAGCCACCCGCAGTCACCGTCGAGCGCGGCGATACGGATGATGCGCCCCGTGATGCGCTCGATGATGCGGGTGATGCGCCGCAGGTCAACAGCCCCCCGGCCCTCACGAAGACCGACGCCATCATGGCCGCGGCCACCGCCCTCGGGCCCGGCTTCAAGGCCGCCGACATCGTCGACCGGGTCCAGCGCATCAACCGCATCACCACCGATGCGCCCTACGTCCGAGCTGTCCTCAGCCGCGAAGCGAAGCGGGCCAAGCCCGACGGCGACGACCGGCCCATGGAAGGCGGCTACGCGTGATCACGTACCACTCGCTCGGCTACTACGGCCTCTTCGCCGCCCTCGGCGCCGTCCTCCTCCTGACGCTGCTGCCCAACGGGTCCCGTGCGCACCGCCTGCTCTCCCGTGCGCTCCTCGCCTCGCTCCTCATCACCGCCGCCATCGTCGGCCTCTCGTACTGAAGGACCACACCGTGAAGACGTCGCTCCTCGCCGCCATCGACACCGCCCACACCCACACCATGGCCGCCCCGCCCGCCGCCGGCGCCCCCAGCGGATCCGTCCCCATCTCCGTCCTCCTGATCATCGCCCTGTCCGGTGTGGCCTGGTGGATGTTCAAGCACGGCGACAAGACCAAGAAGCTCCACCTCATGCCCGGCTTCGTCTGCGTCGGCCTCGGACTGTCCATGTCCGGCACCCAGATCGGCACCATGGTCAACCAGCTGTTCGGCACCTTCGCCCAGATGATCGCCTCCTTCGCCAGCAACGCCTGACCATGACCACCGAGTCCGAGGCCGACACCCTCGAACTGCCGCCCGTCCCCGAGTTCGGGACCGGGCGGCCCCGGTGGGCAGCCCAGCGCATCCACCCCCGGCGCCTCGCCCGCGGCCACCTCACCCAGTGGGCCCGGCTCCGCGCCTGGACGATCGCCGCCGACCACCCGGCCCGCGGGAAGACCGTCACCGCCCGCACCGCCGGGCTCGCCTTCGCCGCACTCCTCGCATGGCGCACCGGCCACCAGCAGCCCCAGCTCCTCGCCCTCGCGGCCGCCGCCTACACCGTCACCGCATGGCGTGCCGGTCGCCCCGTCCCCCCGACCCCACCGACCGAAGAGGAGCTACGCCGCCGAGTCGTCCTCGGCGTCCAGCAGCTGCTCGGCGACGACCCCGCCGTGTTCGTCCGCGACGTGTACGACGCGTTCCGGGCCCGCCCCGCCGCCGCCCACCTCGACGACACCCGGCTCCGCGCCGTCCTCCTCGGCTGCGGCATCACCATCCACCGCAGCGTCCGCGTCAGCCCCACCAAGACCGGCAACAGCGGCATCAAGGCCGCCGACATCGAAGCCCTGCTCTCCCCCGCACCCGTAGTAGCCCCTTCCGAGGCTGTAGACGCAGGTCAGCAGTCCACAGAAGAGGCCGTAGACCGTGCGTAGACCGCCCCGTAGACCACCCAAGGAGGGCCCGATGAGCCGCCAGACCGACTGGTTTCGGATCTACGACAGCGCGCCCGTCACCGACATCGACCTGGCCGCCCCGTACCGCAAGGACCGCAGCTACGACCGCGGGGCCACGTGGGAGGACGCGCCCGAGATGAGGGGCGAGCACCTGAAGTTGGAAATGACCGAGACCCTGCTCGCCAATCTCACGATCGGCATTCGCGACGGCGTCGTCGTCATGCAGAACCCCCACCCCATGGGTGGCCTCATCCGATACACGCCCATCCGCTGACCTGGCGGCTGCCCGATCCGCCCGTGCCAGACGGGTGGTGAGGGGCCAGCCAGCCCCGCATCACACCCAAGGAGAACCCCATGGCACTGACCAACTACCAGTGGACCGCCACCGGCACCGACACCAAGACGGGAGAGCCCGCCACCGGATCCGGCGCCGTCGAAGCGGAAACCCCGAGGGAGGCCGAGGCGATGGTCCGCGGCTTCTGTAAGGGGAAGGACATGCAGCCCACGGACATCGTCCTCACGTACACCCGCAACAGCTGACACACCCCAGGGCGGCCGACTCACTGCCAGGCGACCGGCCGCCCCGGGCCCCATCCCCAACCACGAGACAGGACCACGATCATGGCACTCGACCCGATCACCATCGACGAACTCCGGCGCCGCAACGAGGAGTCGCAACAACGGAGGAACGCCGAGAAAGCTGCCGAGGCGAAGAAGCGGGTGTAGCTACACCGATGGCCGGTCGAGCAGTACAGCGCATGCCAGCAATAGCCCGAGGACAGCGTTCAGTAGGGTCAGCCAGCCCACTAGCTTCGCCCTACCATCCACGGACAGTGCCAGCTTCCGCACCTGCTCGACGTCAGCCCACGATGACGGTCTCTCCGCATCGACTGCCCGCTTACGAAGGCTGATCAGCGACAGCACACCTGCAACACCGGCCGCTACGGCCGCCACTATTCCGATCACTACGATCACGGTCTTCATGGGCGAAACCTAGTCGCGCCGGTTGCGCCACACTGGGCACATGCCGATCCTTGTCGACGTTTACGCCGCCCAAGCCGCCACCGGCATCAAGGCCGGAACGCTTCGTGTCTGGCTCCACCGCGGCAAGCTCACCCACCACGGCCACGACCGCGCCGGCCGCGCCCTCGTCGACCTCAACGAAGTCGCACCACACCTGATGGTCAACGCCGCTTGAACCGGCAAGCCGCAGGTGTAACACTGGGTGCACGACCGGCATGCCCGGACGCAACAGACACACGAAGACCCCGACCTATCCACTCCGGTCGGGGTCTTCGCCGTACAGCCACTCCGAGCGCGGATGGGACAAACGAATCTGCGCATCGGCCACAAACGCGTCCAATAGGTTCCGGAAGTCATCCATGCGTTGATCTACCTCACGCTTCAACGCAGCGGCGTTCCCAGGCCCCCCGGCTCTTGCAACCGCCCAAGGCCACGAGGCATCCACGACCTTGGACAATGCGATGCGGACATCCGTCACCGCGTCCGCTTCCGAGGCCGAGACTCGCAGTCGAAGCACGTTCTCCTGAAAGACGCAGGCCTTCACACCCTCGGTCAATGCGCCCGCGGCTTCCTCTCGGGTGCCATACCCGAACTCCCGCAGATGACGGGCCGCCCCCCGGCCCGCGTCGAGCAGTGCGACGAACTGCGCGATCAGCATGCGAGTCTGATTGAACTCCGCCACGACGGCTGCATACGCATCGACCTTCGCTTGCCAGATCGCCTCGTTCCGCTGCCCTGCCAACTGGAGCTTCACGCCGTCGACGGTGGCCTTGGCCTGCAATCGGCCCGCAAGGTACCCCACCGCCGCTCCTGCTAGTGCGCTAACCGCCCCGATGCCTGCAGCCCATACAGCTGCGTCCCCCTGATCCATGGCGCGGAATTGTGTCAGCTCACGACCATCTTGCGTAGACCTGAGAAAAGATCGCCCCGCGTACCCGATGATGTCTCCCTCATCACGCAACGTCCTGGGGGGACCATGCGCACCACCAGCACAACCGTCATCACAGCCGCCCTACTCCTCGCGACGCTCACCGCATGCAGCGACAGCGACGACGTCAAGGCCAGCACCAAGCCGAGCGAGACCACGATCAGCCAGGCCGACCGCGACGCCGCACGCAAGGCCGCCGGCCTTCCGCCCGAGCCCAACGCCGAGGCAACCGCGGCCTACATCAAGGCCCTCAACGCCATCGACCCGCGCATCGTGAAGCCCGGCAAGGACGACCAGGCCGTATCCCGAGGCATCAGCCAGTGCGGCTCCATCAAGACCACACCGAAGGACCGGGCCAAGCTCGTCGAGCTGACCCTCGATCGCTTCACCATCAGCACACGACTGCCCGACATCAACAACGCAGACACCGGCGGCAAGGTGCTGGACGTCGTCCACAAGAACCTCTGCCCCGACTTCTGACCCAGCCCCACCCGAGCCCGGCCATGCACACCGCAGGCCGGGCTCACGCATGCCCAGGAGGCGCACATGCCCCCTCGCAAGGCCATGCAGGTCTGTCCCACACCAGGCTGCCCCACCCTCACCCCCGCTGGCAGATGCCCCCCATGCCAGACCCAGGCCACCCAGGCCCGCCCCGCCTCACGCAACGCAGGCCGTGGCACCGCATGGCGCAACGCCAGCGCGCGCTACCTCGAAGACCATCCGTACTGCGAGTGCGATGCCTGCTCAGCACTGCTCCCCCTGCAACGCGACCGAGCTACCGAGGTCGACCACATCGACGGACTCGGTCCGCTCGGACCACGCGGCTACGACCCGGCCAACTGGCAGGCGATGAGCAAACGGCATCACAGCGCGAAAACCGCCCGCGAAACGTTCGGCCACTGACACCGACGTCACGCTGAGCGACACCGACCCAGGGGGGTGACCCCTCCGACCTGGGGGTTCCCAGACGCGGGGGAGGGCGCTCGAAGGTGCGCAGGGTTCAAAGGGTTCCAGCTGTCACGCAATGTGACGGCCGTCGGTGCTGCGCAACGCAGCGCGGAAGGAGATCGACATGCCCCGTGGTGGAGCCCGTGCAGTGTCCGGGCCGGCGCCGGATCCGCGGTCGCTGAAGAGCGCGACATCCATGGACAAGGGCGGTTGGCGGACGCTGCCGGCCGAGGGCCGGGCCGGTGACCCGCCGGAGTGGCCGTTGACGTCCCCTGCCGACCGGGAGCTGGATCTGTGGGGCGACCTGTGGAAGAAGCCGCAGGCGGTGGTGTGGGAGGACATGGACCAGGCGCTGGAGGTGGCGCTGTTCGTGCGGACGCTGGCCGAGGCCGAGCGGGCGGACGCCCGCGTCGACGTGAAAAAGATGGTGCGCAGCTACCTGGATTCTCTGGGGCTGAGCGTGGCGGGCATGAATCGGAACCGGTGGAAGATCGCCGCGGCGATCGAGGAGCCAGCCGCGACCGTGCCGACCGCTGCGGCTCCGACCCGGCGCCCGTCGGCGCGTGACCGTTTGAGGGTCGTGCCCAGTGGCGAAGGCGCCTGACCTCGGGGCCGAGTTCGTCGTCGACTTTCCCACGATGTGGATCGTGCCGGACTGGATCGAGGCTCACTGCCCGGTCCCGGACGGGTTCCGCGCGGGTGAGGCCATGGAGCTGTACCCGTGGCAGCTGTGGTGCACGGCCAACCACTACCGAGTGAAGCCCTCGGCCACCGTCGGGCAGCTGGCTCCCGCGTTCCACAACCGCCGCAGCCAGGTCGTGGCGCCGCAGAAAACGGGCAAGGGGCCGTGGTCGGCGACGATCGTCCTGGCCGAGGCCGCTGGCCCCGCCGTGTTCAACGGCTGGGCCAAGGGCGGGGAGCGGTACCGATGCTCTGATCACGGGTGTGGGTGCGGCTGGTGGAAGGACTACGTTCCCGGCGACCCGATGGGCATTCCGTGGCCGACGCCCCTGATCCAGCTGACCGCCACGTCCGAGGACCAGGTCGCGAACGTCTACCGGCCACTGCGGCAGATGGTGAAGCGTGGCCCACTGTCCGATGTCATGCAGTCGGGCGAGGAGTTCACGCGCGTCGGTGACGATGGGCGCATCGACGTCGTCACGTCGTCGGCACTCTCTCGCCTCGGCAACCCGATCATCTTCGCCATGCAGGACGAGACCGGCCTCTACAACGCGGCGAACAAGTTGCGCCGGGTCGCGGAGACGCAGCGCCGCGGTACGGCGGGCATGGGCGGCCGGTCGATGGAGACGACGAACGGGTGGGATCCGTCGGAGAACTCGGTGGCACAGACGACGTCCGAGGCTAAGGCCAAGGACATCTTTCGGTACCACCCGCAGGCCCCCAAGTCGTTGTCCTACGGGGACAAGCGGCAGCGCCGGAAGATCCACGCCGTGGTCTACGCCGGGTCGTCGCACGTGGACCTGGACGCGATCGAGGCCGAGGCGGCCGAGATCATGGAGAAGGACCCGGCGCAGGCAGAGCGGTTCTTCGGTAACCGGTGCGTGGCGGGTAGTGCCGCGTGGCTGGACGGTGCGAAGTGGGCGGCGAAGGCCATGCCGCGGCGCATCCGGCCGGCGACTCGGATCGTCCTCGGCTTCGACGGCTCCGACAGCGACGACTGGACAGCGTTGCGGGCCGAGACGATGGACGGTTACCAGTTCACTCCGCTGTACGGGCCGGATGACGCCCCGACGATCTGGAATCCGGCAGACACGGGCGGGCAGGTCCCGCGCGCCGAGGTGCGGGCGGCAGTGGATCAGGTGTTCCGCCGGTACGACGTGGTCCGGCTGTACGCGGATCCGCCGTACTGGGACACGGAGATCGACGACTGGGTCGACGAGTACGGCGAGGAGCGGGTGATCCGCTGGCACACCCGGCGGATCGTCCAGATGCACGCCGCGTGCGAGCGATTGAAGACCGACGTCATCAAGGCGGACGCCTCCTTCCGGCATGACGGGTGCGAGATCACGCAGTCCCACATCGAGAACACCCGAGCGGCCGCGCGCCCCATGGACCGATACGTGCTCCGCAAGGCCGGGCCGACTCAGAAGATCGACGCCACCATCCCGAGCATCCTCGCCCACGAGGCGCTGGGCGACGTGATCGCGGCAGGCCTGGCCGAGCGCCAGGTGTCCTACTACTACGGCGGATAGGGAGGGCCCATGGCTACGGAGGCGCAGGCTCTCCAGCTGGTCGCGAAGCTGGAGAACGAGCTGATCCGGCGGCGCGGCGACATCGACCGGCACAACAACTACTACCGCGGTGAGCAGCGGCTGAAGTTCGCGTCGGCCGAGTTCGCGAAGTTCCACGGCCACCGGTACAAGGACTTCTCCGACAACTGGACGCAGGTGGTGGCCGACTCCCCGGTGGAACGGCTGACCGTCACTGGGTTCCAGGCGGACGGTGAACTGTCCGCTGACAGGGGCCTGTGGCGGGTGTGGCAGGTCAACGGCCTCGACGCCGATAGCCAGCTCGGGTTCCTCGGCGCAGTGACCGGGGCGCGTTCCTTCGTGCTGGTCTGGGGCAGCCCTGACGACGAAGACACGCCGGTGGTCACGTTCGAGGACGCGTCCCAGTCGATCGTCGCCTACGAGCCCGGCTCTCGCCGTCTGCGCCGAGCCGCGCTGAAGCGGTGGCAGGACGGCAACCAGGATTACGCGACGCTCTACCTGAAGACTGAGGTGTGGAAGTTCTGTCGGCCGCTGGCGCAGCAGGACAAGTCCCCGCAGATGGCTGATGTCGACGAGGAGATGGACAGCTGGACGCCGCGGGACATGGGCGACGAGCCGAACCCGCAGCCGAACCCCATGGGTGTCGTGCCGATGGTGGAGTTGCCGAACAAGCCGATGCTGGTCGACGAGCCGATCTCGGACGTGGCCGGGGTGACGTCCATGCAGGACGCCATCAACCTGTTGTGGGCGCAGCTGTTCACCGCGTCGGACTACGCCAGCTTCCCGCAGCGTGTGGTCCTCGGTGCCGAGCGGCCGATGATCCCCAAGTTCAACAGCGAGGGCGTGGTCGTCGGGCAGATCCCGATGGACCTCGACAAGTTCCAGGTCGACCGGACCGCGTGGATCACCGGCAAGGACGCCAAGATCGCTGAGTGGCAGGCCGCGAACCTGGCCGCGTACACCGAGATCATCGAGGTCGCCGTGGGCCACCTCGCCGCCCAGACCCGCACCCCGCAGCACTACCTGATCGGGAAGATGGCGAACCTGTCCGCCGACGCGCTGCTCGCCGCGGAGACCGGGTTGGTGCAGCGGGTCGACGAGAAGAAGCTCTGGTTCGGGCAGGGGCTGCGCGAGGTGGCGCGGCTGATCCTGCTGGCCCAGGGCAAGGACGATGAGGCCGACGCGATGCGGTCGGGCCGGGTGCTGTGGGCCGACTCGGAGTCGCGCTCGCACGCGCAGATGGCTGACGCGCTGCTGAAGCTCAAGCAGCTCGGGTTCCCGTTCGAGTGGCTGGCCCTGCGCTACGGCCTCACCCCGACCGAGGTCGGCGACGTCCTCAAGCAGCGCGAGCGGGAGATCGAGATGGACCCCGTCTCGGAGATCACCCGGCAACTCACTGCCGGGGCCGCGCCTCTTCCTCAGCCCGGGGCCGAGGTGGAGCCCGAGCCTGAAGCCGAGGCAGTGCCGTGAGCCCGACCGCGTCCGCAGTCGCGCACGCCACCGCCCGCATCCGCCTCGCGGCCGCTGCCGCCCGCGCGGCCAGGGGTGCGTGGCGCAAGGTCGACCGGGACAACCCGGTGCCGTCCTGGGTCGCACTCCTCGGCCCCGTCATCGCGGCGGTGGCCGGCGCGCAACTGGCGGCCGGGCAGGCGACCGAGCCGTGGTTGCTGCGGCTGCTCGGTCAGGACCCGGCCCAGGCCGCGTCAGACCGCCTGGACCCGCTGTCGCTGGCCGGAATCACTGGGGACGGGACCCCGCTCGTGCAGGCGTTGCAGGTACCGATGTGGACGGTGATGCGCCTCCTCGGCCAGGGCGCCCCGATCGCGCAGGCGCTGGCGTCCGGGAACGCGCTCCTCGACCTCATGGTCCGTACCGCGGTCGCGGATGCGGGCCGTGCGGCGGACCAGGTCGGCATGGTCTCCCGCCCCGGGGTCACCTCGTACATCCGGGTGGTGGAGGCCGGGGCGTGCTCACGGTGCATCGTCCTGGCGGGCCGGGAGTACGGAACGTCGTCCGGGTTCGCCCGGCACCCGCGCTGTCACTGCGGCATGGAGCCCGTGACGCGCGAGCACACGCCGAAGGCGCAGGATCCGCAGCGGGTGTACGACGACATGTCGGCCGCCCAGCGGAAGAGCGCGTTCGGTGAGGCCGCAGTGAAGGCGATCGACGAGGGTGCCGACATCGGCATGGTGGTGAACGCCCGCCGCGGGATGGCCACCGCCACCGTGTTCGGCCGGCAGGTGCAGGCCACAACCGAGAGCACCACGAAGCGCGGCCTCGCCGCCAAGGGGCTCCCCCAAGGGGCGCCCCGGCTGATGCCGGAGGAGATTTTCCGGCAGACCAGCGACCGAGACCACCAGATTCGGCTGTTGCGCCTGTACGGCTACCTGTTCTGACTGACCCGCTCGCGCGCAACGCGCGGGCCCGCCCCCGCAACGGGAGACACCCATGAACCGCAGCACCCTGCCTCGCCATGCCCGCGCGCACACGTCCGACTGGGCCCACCCCTACGCCGACCCGTTCACCCTGTACGCCGACGGTGGCGGCGAGGACGGGGACGAGGGCGACGAGCAGCCCGACGACAGCGGCGACGGGGATGACGCGGAGGAGAAGCCGGACGGCGAGGAGCCGGACGACGACGCAGGCGACGAACCGGATGGCGCCGACGCGCTCGGCGACAAGGGCAAGCGCGCCCTGGACTCGATGAAGGCCAAGCTCAAGTCCGAGCGCGAGCGCCGCCGCACGGCTGAGGCCAAGCTCCAGGACAAGCCCGCCGACGGCCGTGACGCGGCCCAGATCCAGGCCAAGGCGGACGCTGCCGCGACCGCCCGCGCGAACACCCGCATCCTGCGGTCCGAGGTACGGGCCGCGGCCGCCGGGAAGCTCATCAACCCCAAGGACGCCCTGACGTTCCTCGACCTCGACCAGTTCGAGGTCGACGAGGACGGCCAGGTCGACGAGGACGAGATCGCCGACGCGATCGAGGACCTCGTGAAGGAACGGCCCTACCTGGCAGCCGCAACGGCGAAGAGGTTCCAGGGCACTGGCGACGGCGGCGCAGCGCGCAAGGCGGGCCGGCCGAAGCAGCTCACCCGAGCAGACCTCAAAACCATGTCCGCTGAGGCGATCGACAAGGCCCGTGAAGACGGCCGGCTCGACGACCTCATGGACGGCAAGTAACCAGGGAGAAACCCATGTCCGTGCGGAACTTCGTTCCCGAAATCTGGTCCTCGCGACTGCTCGTCGCAGTCCGGAAGAACCTCATCTACGCGGGCCCGACCGTCGTGAACCGCGACTACGAGGGCGACATCTCGGAGGCGGGCGACACCGTCCGCATCACGTCGGTGTCCCGTCCGGCCGTCGGCACCTACGTGCCCGGTACGACCGTCATCACGCCGGAGAAGCTCACCACCGGGCAGCGCACCCTCGTCGTCGACCAGTCGAAGTACTGGGCGTTCAGCATCGACGACGTGGATGCGCGGCAGGCCAAGGGCGGGCTGGTCCCGCAGGCGATGTCCGAGGCGGCCTACGCGCTCGCGGACACCGTCGACCAGTACGTGGCCGGGATGTACACGCAGATCCAGACCGGCAACTTCCTGAACGTGCAGGGCTCGCCCATCGACACGTACACCGCGCCGACGGACGCCTACGACAAGGTCCTCGTGCCGCTGCGGACCCGGCTCACGCGGGCGAACGTTCCGACGGCTGGCCGGTACGCGATCGTGTCCGCCGAGTTCTACGCCTCGCTGCTCCTCGACAGCCGGTTCATCAAGGTGAACGAGAGCGGCACGTCGGACGGTCTGCGCAACGGCATGGTCGGTCGGGCGGCCGGGTTCGACATCTACGAGTCGAACAACATCCCCAACCCGACCGGCGACACGCAGGTCGTCACCGCGGGCACCAACGCCGCGATCACATTCGCCGAGCAGATCAACAAGACCGAGGCCTACCGCCCCGAGTCCTCGTTCTCCGACGCGGTCAAGGGCCTCGCCCTGTACGGCGCGAAGCTCGTCCGCCCGGACCACATGGCCGCCGCGTTCATCAACCCGACCGCCTGACCGAGGAGCCTGACTCATGGCAACCACACAGATCCCCTATTCCAACCTCGTACCGAACGGGAACCTTGCCCAGCCCGCCGGTACCACGACAGTCGCCGCTCCGACGAACAACATGCAGATCAGCAACGCGTTCCCGGAACTGACCGTGCTCCGCGTTGTGAACACTGGCGCGGAGCAGGACATCACCATCAAGGCCGGGGACATGCCGCCCGCGCTCGCGGCCGGGCAGGGCGACCTCGTCGTCACTGTCGCCGCGACGACCGGCGTGCAGCTCATCGGCCCGTTCGAGTCGGGCCGGTTCGTCCAGTCCGACGGGTCGATGCTCATCGAGGCCGAGACGACCGGCGCCACGATCGCCGCGCTCCGAGTCCCGAGGAACACCTGACATGGCCGAGACGATCCACGTCCGCGGCGAGGGCGGGCACATCTTCGCGATGGACCTGCCCCTGCCCGAGGGCATCGCAGACCGGTACGAGCGGGGCCTGCTCGTCCGCGTGAACACCGACGGCTCCCCGTATGCGGGCGCGCCCGCGCCCGCTCGCCCACTCGCCCCGGAGCCCCCGCCGACGGAGCCGAACGCGGGCCCCACCCCCACCGGTCCTGTCCCCGCAGACGCGGCCGGCCGTCCGGCCGTGAACGCGGCCAAGTCCGAGTGGATCGACTTCGTGGTCCGCAAGGGCCTGCTGTCCGCCGAGGACGCGGGCGCGCTCACGAAGGCTGATCTGATCGATCTGGTAGGTGCCTGATGGCGCTGGGCCGCTACACCGAGGTGGCCCGTGCGGCGAACGGTGACCTCATCCGTGCGGGTGAGGTCACCGTGCACGCCGCGGGCACGACCGATCTGGCGGAGCTGTGGCAGGACGATGCAGGGACCGTGCCGGCCCCGAACCCGGGGCTCACAGATCTGGCGTCCGGGGCGTGGTCGGCGGTGGCCGAGGCCGGCCTGTACGACCTCACGTACCCGGGCGGGCGGACCGTCCACAACGTCCCGATCGCCGCTGCCGCTGCCGCGTCCGGCGGTGCGGCGGTTGTGTGGGACGACATCACCGGCAAGCCCAGCACCTTCGCCCCGACGATCGGCGCTACGGCGTCGACCGCGGTCGCGGGCAACGACGCAAGGCTGACGGCCGGCGCTGCGGGCACAGCCACGGTCCGGGCCATCGGCTCGACCGCGACCACAGCGGCGGCGGGCACCCACACCCACACCGGGCTCCTCACCGGGTCGGCGGCCACGGTCAACAACTCCGTGGCCACGGACGCCGCCGGGGTCGTGACCGACTTCAACGCCTTGCTGGCGGCGCTGCGCACGCGCGGCGTCATCACCGGGGCCTGACCAGAAGGGGGCACGCTGTGGCGCTCGATCCGCTCGCAACTTTGGGTAACCTGACCGCCCTCGGAATGACCGTGGACGACGACGAGACCGCGATCGCTGAGCGGTATCTCGCCGTCGCGTCGTCCGCGGTCCGGGAGGCGGCCGGGTCCCCGATCTCTGAGACGACATCCACCGTGGTCCTGGAGGGCGAGGCGGACCAGCGGCTGCGGCTGCCCGGTCTGCCGATCCAGTCCGTTGCCGCGGTCGTCATCGACGGTGTGACAGCGACGGACTGGCGGCTGCGCACGGAACGGCTGTGGCGGTTCGCCGGGTGGACCGCTGCCGACGGCCCGTCCGAGGTGGAGGTGACGTACACGCACGGCCTGCGCGAGGTGCCGGACGACATCGTCGACCTGGTGTGCAGGATGGTGGCGGCCGCCATGACCGCGTACCGGTCGGAGGACGACGGGGCGGGGCTCGCCGCGGGCAACGTGACGTCGGAGCGGATCGGCGATTACGCCGTCACCTACGGCAGCAACGGACTCATCACCGAGATGGAGCTGCCGGACTACCTGCGCGAGCGCCTGGCCGCCCGGTTCGGTGGCGGCGCCGGTCTGGTCCGGTCGCGGTGAGGGGGCCGGGGCGGTTCCTGAACCGGCGGCTGGAGGTGTGGCGGCCGACGACCGTGCCGGACGGGTACGGCGGGCAGGAGACCACGATGGTGCAGCAGCCCGGCACCGTCCGCGCCAAGGTCGACCAACCCAGCAACGCCGATCAGCTGCTCGCTCAGCAGGCCGGCAGCGAGCACGACCACACCGTGTACCTCCTGCCGTCCACCGACGTGCGCCGCGGCGACGAGCTACGCGGCACGGACCGGCTCGGCCAAGCCCAGACGCTGCGGGTCCTGGCCGTGGTGCAGCCGTCCACCCCCGTGTACTCCAAGGCCCCGTGCCAACTCATCCAGAAGGAGGGCGGCTGATGGCTGCGCTTGCTGTGACCTCGGTCCCCGTCAACGGAGGCCTGCCCGACCTGGCCGGCGCGGCCGTTGCCGCCGCCGCGCTGGGCGACACCGCCCCGTGCGGGCCCGGCCGGTTCCTGTTCGTCCGCAATGCCGACTCCGGATCCCACACGGTCACCGTCGCCACCCCTGGCACAGTCTCCGGCCTCGCCATTCCGGACGTCGCGGTCGCTGTGGCCGCTGGCAAGTCCGCTGTTGTCCCTCTCGCCCCCGTGTTCCGGGGTGCGTCCGGGCGGGCCGCGGTCACCTATGACGCTGTCACCTCGGTGACCGTCGCTGTGCTGGAGCTCGGGCAGTGACCGCCGCCGATGAGCCGCGTCGGCCTCTTCCCGCTGACGCCCAGGAGTGCCGGCAGAACGCCGAGCAGGCCCTGACAGAACCGGCGCCCCTGAGCGCGTGTGCATGGGCGCTCCTCGCGATCGCCGCCGAGCTCGGGACAATCCGACGCGCGGTGAAGAAGTAGCTGTGGCCCGACGAAGCTCGCGCCGAAGCGGAACCCGTCGTAGCGGGATGCAGGTCAGTATCGAGGGCCTGGACGAGCTACGAGATCAGCTCAACAACTTGGGCACCGAGCTACGCGCCGCGTGTCACCGGGCTCTGCAGACGTCGGCCGAGGCGGTCGTCGATGACGTGCAGCGGCACGTCCGGGTCAACACCGGGAACCTGAAACGGGACATCAACGCCCGCTACCAGAACAACAAGCTGGTCGCCGAGATCGGGTGGTGGCAGCGCGACGATGACTACGCCAAGGAGCAGGAGTTCGGGACCCGCCGCATCCCGGCGAACCCCACGCTGCTGCCAGCCCTGGAACGCGAACGCCGGCACCTGGCCGACCGGATCCGAGCCGAGGTGAGGAGAACCATGCCGTGAGCACTCCGCCCGCTCCGATGCTTCCTGTGCAGGGCGCCATCGATGCGCGGCTGCGCGGGGACACCGAGCTGATGGGCATGGTCGACGGCCTGTACGACTACGTTCCCGAGACCTGCCCGTACCCGTTCATCGTGACTGGCGAGGCGATCGAGACACCGGACGACCGACACGGCTCGTTCGGTCGACAGACCGTGGTGACGCTGCACGTGTGGTCGCAGTACCGCGGCTACGCGCAGGTGCTGCGGATCGGCGCCCGCGTCACGGCGCTACTCGATCACCAGCCCCTCACCGTGCCCGGCCTCGCGCACGTGGTGACCCGGTTCGAGTTCAGCCAGACACTCACGGACCCGGAGCCGCCCGGCAACATCCGGCACGTGGTGCTGCGGTACCGGGTCGTCACCGAGCAGACCTGATCCTCTTTCCCCACCCCGCCCCGTGCCGCCATGGCCGGGGCCTTTGTCATGCCGAGGAGGCACCCCATGGCCGGTATTGACGGCTTCGGAACGATCCTTAAGAGGGGCGACGGCGAGGAGCCGGAGGTGTTCACCGCCATCGCGAACCTGACCAACGTGGACGACGGGGGCCGGACCCGGACCACGATCGACGTCACCGCGCACGACAGCCCCAACCAGTACATGGAGTTCGTGGGCGGGCTGATCGACCCGGGCGAGGTGACCGTCGACATCAACTACGACCCGGCGGTCCACGACGTGCTTGAGGCCGACCTCGAAGACACGGACCCGCGGAACTACCAGATCGTGTTCCCCGACACCGCCGAGACCACGTTCAGCTTCGCGGCCGTCATGACCGGCTTCTCCAAGTCGGCGCCCTACGACGACAAGCTGTCTGGCTCACTGACCTTCAAGGTCTCCGGCAAGCCCTCCATCGCCTAGAAACGGATCATCCATGGCACTGCTCAGCAAGGACCAGATCACCGCCGCGGACGACCGCCAGTGGGAAGACGTGCCCGTGCCCGAGTGGGGCGGGGACGTGCGGGTGCTCGGCATGTCCGGCACCGACCGCAACGCCTACCAGTCGAGCATGGTCGTCATCGGTACGAACGGGAAACCCCAGCGCGTCAACCTGAACGACCAGCTCGCCAAGCTCGTCGGCAAGTGCCTGGTCGGTGAGGACTTCCAGCGCCTCTACTCCGACAAGGAGGTGGCCGCGCTCGGGCGGAAGAACGGCGCCGTCCTGGACCGCCTCGCGGACGTCGCCAAGCGCCTGTCCGGACTCGACGACAAGGCCGTGGAGGCTGCGGCGGGAAACTCCGAAGCCGCCCAGAGCGGCGCTTCCTCTTCCGACTAGCGGCCCACCTTGGTGCCCGCTCGGTGCGGCACATGCTCGCGGACATCGACTCGGCCGAGATCACCGAGTGGATGGCCTACGAGCAGATCAGCGGGCCGCTCGGCCCCGAACGCATCGACGTCCTCGCGTCGATCCTGGCCGCTACCACCGCGAACACGGCCCGCGGCAAGGGGCAGCGCGCGAAAGAGCCGGCGGACTTCATGCCGAAGTGGGACCAGGGCGCTGCGGCCAAGGGCGGGGACTGGGAGCAGATGCTCACCACCGTCAAGTCGCTGACCAGGCGACTACGCGGCAACGACCTGACGGAAGGGAGCAGCCGTGACGCTTGAGGAGCTCCTCGTCTCGGTCGGCATCAACACCGACGACCTGACCAGCGGCGCCCAGGGCGCCGCCGACGACGTCGAGTCCAGCCTCGGCGGAATCAAGGGTGCCGCAGCCGGAGCGGCAGTCGGTGGCCTCTTCGCGATGGGGCTGTCCAACGCCATGGACGCCACAGCCGCGAACACGAAGCTGAAGAACCAGCTCGGCCTCACCGAGGCCGAGGCCGAGCGTGCCGGCGGTGTCGCTGGTGACGTGTTCAGCGCCGGGTTCGGTGACTCGATCGATGGCGTCAACGAGGCACTGGGTGCGGTGACGTCGAACATCGGCGGCCTCGGTGAGGCGACCGATGCCGAACTGGACCAGATGACCAAGAGCGCTCTGGCACTGGCCGACACCTTCAACTTCGACGTGACGGAGTCGACACAGGCGGTCGGCACGCTGATCAAGTCTGGTCTGGCCGCAGACGGCATCGAAGCGTTCGACCTGCTGACCGCTGCAGCACAGAAGCTGCCGCCTGCCCTTCGTGAGGAACTGCCGTCGTTGACGAATGAGTACGCCGACTTCTTCGACCAGCTCGGTTTCACGGGCGCGGACATGATGGGCCTGCTCGCCGAGGCCGCGAAGAATCCCATTTTTGAGATCGACAAGGTGGGTGACGCGGTCAAGGAACTGTCCCTCGTCCTGGCCGACACGGGCAAGGCCAAAGAGCCGCTCAAGGCGCTCGGCCTCAACGTCAAAGACATTCAGAAGCTCGTCGACACCGGACACGGGACGAAGGCGTTCGACCAGATCATTGGGGCGCTCAAGAACGTGGAGAGCCAGACGAAACGGACCGCCTTGCAGGGCGCCCTGTTCGGTGGGCCTGGCGAGGACATGGGCAACACGCTCTTGAAGCTGAGCGCGGGCGGCTCGGCTGCGGCCACCGGTCTGGACAAGGCAGCCGGGGCGGCAAAGGGCGTCACCGACAGTGTGGCCGCGTCCAAGTCGATGGACAGCATCATGCGGACTCTGGCCACGACGATCGGCGAGATGCTGGCCCCCGCACTCAAGATCCTGGCCGACTTCATGAAGGAAAACCCTGAGCTCATCAAGGTTTTGGCGCCGATCCTCCTGGCACTGGCCGCCGCGATTGGCATCGCGGTAGTCGCGCAGTGGGCGTGGAACACAGCTCTGTGGGCGTTCCCCGGCACGTGGATCATCGCCGGAATCATCGCCCTGATCGCCGTAATCGTGCTGATCATCGTCTACTGGGACGAGATCGCCACCGCCACGGGCGAGGCCTGGGACTGGATCACCGGCAAACTCAGCGACGCCTGGGACTGGATCACCACGCATGTTTCTGAGGTCTGGGACTGGATCACCGAAACGATCGGCAACGCCTGGGACTGGGTGGCCGCAAAGATCTTTGAAGGCGCGATCGCAATCGTGAACGGCATCGCATACCTGAACTCGATTCCCGGGAAAGTCGCTGGGTGGCTGGGCGAGATGGTCAACTGGGTGGCCGGTCTTCCGCGCCGTATCGCCAACGCCGCGTCGGGCATGTGGGACAGCATCGTCAGCAACTTCAAGGGCGCGATCAACAGCCTGATCAGCATGTGGAACGGGCTCAGCTTCACCCTCGGCGGCGGCAACTTCATGGGCGTCGACATCCCGCAGGTGACCCTCTCCACCCCCGACATCCCGTACCTCGCAGCCGGTGGTGTCACGACCGGCCCGACGCTCGCCATGATCGGCGAGGGCCGGGAGGACGAGGCCGTGCTGCCTCTGTCGAAGCTGGACGGCATGCTGCGTGGCGTCGCGAACTCCGTCCGGAGCACGGGCGGACAGTCCCGCGAGCCCCTCACGATCGAAGTGGTCGGCGCCGACTCCGAGTTCGTCGACTTCTTCAAGAGCATCGTCCGCAACAAGGCCGGCGGATCCGTCGTCCGCCTCGGAGAGGGGTAACCCATGCCGAGCCTGCCGCCGCCACGCGTCACCGAGCTCTACTACGACGGGGCGTGGCACGACATCAGCAGCAGCATGCGGGAGTCGGACCCGGTCACGATCACCCGGGCCGCCACCGCGCTCGGGACCCGGGCCGATCCCACCGCCGCCACCGCCACCCTCGACAACCGGTCCGGGGACTACAGCCCCCGCAACCCGCTCTCCAACCTGTACGGGAAGATCGGGCGGAACACGCCGTGGCGGTTCTCCGTCATCGCGGGCGGCCCGCACCTGTACCTGCCGCCCACCGGCATGTACACCGTGGCCACCCCCGACACATCCGCCCTCGACATCCTCGGTGACATCGACGTCCGCATGGACGTTGCCCTCGATGTCTGGGACGACCCGCAGCTGCTGGCCGCCCGGTATGCCACTGGCGGGAATCTCGGCTGGGCGCTGGAGCTCGGCCCCGACGGCCACCTGTTCCTCACGTGGTCCCCCACCGGGGCCTCGGCGCAGCAGCGGTACACGAAATCGACGGCGGTAGTCCCGGCCACGGCCGGGCAGCGGGCCCGGGTGCGGGCCGCCCTCGATGTGGACAACGGTGCGGGCGGGTGTACGACCACGTTCTACGTGGCGTTCGGCAATGGGCCCTGGGTTGTGCTCGGTGCGCCCGTCGTGAGCTCGGGGACGACGTCGCTGTTCGCCGCGTCGGCGCCGCTGCAGATCGGTGACAGCGACATCACGCTGACCCCGGACGGGGCATCGGGGCTGCCGCGGGCGAAGGGACGCATCTATGGGCTGCAGGTGTACGCCGGAATCGGGGGGGTGCTCCGTACCAACGTCGTCCCCGCGCAGCAGGCCACGGCCGGGGCCAGGACGTTCACCGACGGCACCGGGGCTCTTTGGACTCTGACCGGCGCAGCGTCCCTGTCCAACAAGCAAGTGCGGATGGAGGGCGAGATCCCGGCATGGCCGCCCTCGCGGGATCTGTCCGGCGCGGACGCCACCGTGCAGATCGCCCCTGCCGGGATCATGCGCCGCCTCGGGTCCGGGAACCGGCCACTCGACAGCGCGCTGCGCCGGTACATCATCGGCAACGCCCCGCTGGAGTGCTGGCCGCTCACGGACGGCGAGCAGGCCACCCAGGGCTCGCCGCTGCTCGCGTCGACGCCGGCCGTCTCGATCGGGGACCCCGCCCCGCAGTGGGCCAAGGGCGCCGTCGCCTCGTGGATCGAGCCGACGCTGCTGTTCCCTGCCGGGGCCAGCACCCAGATCGAAGCCCGCCCCCGGGTGCAGGGCGCTACGGCCAGCTGGTCAGTGGACTTCGTCCGATCCGGGCTCGGCGGCTTCGAGGCCGTGACCGTCATCGACAGCGGCAGCGGCACCAACGCCGATCCGTCCACCCTGTGGCAGCTCGTCCTCCTGGCCGGCCTGAACCAGATCACCGTCGTGCGCACCGTCCAGCTGACTGATACGTCATCGGTCACCACGCTGGGGACGATCGCGGCGCCCGGCATCTTCGACTCCCACCCGCACCACATCCGCCTGTCCACGGTGGCGGGCAGCAGCCTCACCGCGTGGACCGTCTACATCGACGGGGTGATAGCGGACGGCGGGGCCGAGTCCGGCATCGGACGGCCCGTGGGGTTGATCGGCTACGCCTGCGACCTGGGCACCGACAACCCGCCCCCCGAGGTGTCCCTCGGCTACCTCACGTACTGGGGCGACACCGCCCCGGACGCGTCGGACATGTACACCGCCATGATGGGGTTTCCGGGCGAGACTGCCGGCGCCCGCGCGCTGCGCCTGTCCGCCGAGAACGGTGTGCCCGTCTCGCTCATGGGGGTTGCCGGTGAGTCCACCGAGCTGGGGACGCAGGAGCCGCAGCGGTACCTGGAGTCGCTCGACACGATCGCCGCTGCGGATCTCGGGGTGATGCTGGAGCAGCGGGACGCGCGGGCGCTCGTCTACCGGGCCCGGACCACCCTGTACAACCAGGACCCCGCCCTCACACTCGACTTCGCAAACGGGGAAATCTCAGCCCCGTTCGCGCCGATCGACGACGACAAGCTGACCGAGAACGACGTCACCGTGCAGCGGAAGGGCGGAGCGTCCGCGAACGCGGTCCGCGCCGACGGGCCGCTGTCCGTGGACGCGATCGGCCGGTACGACGTCGCCCCGGAACTGTCCCTCGCGGCGGACACCCAGACCACGCAACAGGCGTACTGGCGGATGCACGTCGGAACATACGACGGACTGCGGTACACGAAGATCACCGTGAGCCTGGGCAACGAACGCGCCTACACGCTCGTCAATGACGTCCTGGCCGTGGACGTCGGGGACCTGATCCGCCTGCAGAATCTGCCCGTGGATCAGCAGCCCGGCGACGTCGATCTCCTCGTCACCGGATACGACGAGGAGGTGGGCGCCACCGCGTGGACGATCACGTACACGTGCGTCCCTGCCGGGCCGTGGACCGTCGGTGTGGTAGCGGACCGGACCCTGGGGCGGGCCGATACAGCCGGGTCCGTCCTGGGCTCGGCCGTCACGCCGACAGCAACATCCCTTGGCGTAACGACGACCACGGGGCCCCGCTGGATATCCACGGCCGAGTGGCCGGCCGACTTCCCATTCGACGTGACGTGCGGCGGGGAGGTCATGACCGTGACCGACGTGACGGGCCAACGCGGCGACCGCTTCGAGCGCAGCGTTACGGGCGGGTGGGGAACCGCAACGTCCGGCCAGGCCTGGACCACCACAGGCGGGTCCAGCTCCGACTACTCGGTACAGGGGGGCTGACCATGGCGGATCTCTACGCGAACTACGCCGCCTTGGCCGCCGCGGAGACCGAGGGTGTCGACTACTCCCGGACCGCGGTCGCACCGGCCGGGGCCACGTGGTCGTCCATCGCGATCCACGGCGGAGGCATCGAGACCGGGTCCGGCGAGATGGCCCGCGAGGTCGCCGCCGCCGGGGCCCGGATGGCCTACTACGAATTCCAGGGCCTCAAGACCAGCGGCAACGGCGACCTGCACATCACGTCGACCAACTTCGACGAGCCGACCGCGGTTGCCCTGGTCACCGCGACGAAGCGCTGCCTGTCCTTCCATGGCTTCGTCGGCACCGACGGAGTCCCCGAGACGGCCCTCGGCGGCCTCGATACCGGGCTCGTCGCCTCGCTCACGGCCAGTCTCACCGCGTCCGGTTTCCGCGTCATCACGACCCCGTCAGAGATCGGCGGGACCGACCCGGCGAACATCTGCAACACCACCTCGTCGGGCGCCGGCGTGCAGCTGGAGATGTCCCGGGCCCTGCGGGACAGCTTCTTCCCCGGGGCGAACACACGGCCGATCCGGGACAGCGGGGCCCGGACCGAGGCGTTCTACCGGTATGCGGCCGCGGTCCGCGCCGCGTACCTGGGGCGCGGCCTGATGAGCCTCGGCAGCGTCAACGTGTCCCGCTGGGCCCTGCTCCCGGCCCCCTCGGCCAGCGTCGACTTCACCGCGTCCGTCGCCACCGACCAGCTCGCCACCGGGGGCGGGCATTTCCCCTCGCTGACCGCGCGATGGGCCGACGCCTCCAACTGCTACCTGGCCAGGCTTGAGTTCTCCACCACCCAGACGGTGATCCTGACCCTGCGCAAGCGCGTGGCGGGCACAGAGACGTTGCTCGTGCAGTACACCACCGGCCTCACGCACGCGGCTGGCAGGCGTTTCCGCATCCGCATGCAGCTGGCCGGAACGGCGATCCGGGCGAAAGCCTGGCAGGACGGTACTGCCGAGCCGACGAGCTGGCAGCTGGAGACCACCGACACCTCACTCACGACCGCGGGGCAGATCGGGATGCGCGGCATCCTGTCCAGCGCGAGCACCAACACCCTGCCCGTCGTGGCGTCGTGGGGGGACCTCACCACTCTCGGCAACGCCCAGACGTTCGCAGTGGTCCGGTCCGTCAACGGCACCACCAAACCGCATACGGCGGGCACGGCCGTGCGGCTGGCCCACCCCAGCATCATCGCCCTGTAGGAGGCACCCATGCCCACTGCCTGGCTGGCAGGAATGATCATCAGCGCTGACCGGCTTCTCGGAGACTTCCGGGACTGGGAAAACCTGCCGATCAAGTCCCCCGCATCCGACGGCACGCCCGGCCAGTCGCTGCACAGGATCAAGCGGCACCCGGACGGGCAGGTGGAAATCCAGCTCGACGTCTCTGTGAGCACGTCAACGAGCGCCTCGATTGCCACGCTCCCGACGTGGGCCCGGCCATCGAGCGGCAACCGCCGCAACGCCACAGCGCTGAACTCCACCAACGCAGCTTTCAACGCGCACATCGACCTCACCGCGGCCGGTGACGTGAACCTGTTCGCCGTCACGACGAACATGTCCAGCATCACGTGGGTGGCCATGCACACCACGTACACCCCGTAACCCGCCACCACCTCGCGCCCCGGACCGATTCGGCCGGGGCTTTCTCATGCCCTGGAGGGCTCGATGGCTCAACCTCTGTCTGCTGCTGATGTGGTAACCGCGCTCCGTGCTGAGGGTGTGACGGTCGTCCAGGTCGGGTCCTGGCGGACCCACAACCGGAACAGCAAGGGCGCGTGGGGCCCGCTCAACGGCAGCATCGTCCACCACACGGTCACCAAGGGCACAGCGTCCACGGTGGCCATGGTCCGCGATGGGTACACGTCGCTACCCGGCCCGCTCTGCCACGGCATGATCGCGAAGGACGGCCGGGTCCACATGGTCGGCTGGGGCCGCACCAACCACGCGGGCGGCGGCGACCCGGCGGTGCTCGCGCAGGTGGTGGCCGAGTCCTACGGCACCCGCCCCACCCCGCCGACCCGCGGCAACCTGAACGGAGTCGACGGCAACAGCCACTTCTACGGCTGGGAGTGCGAGAACCTCGGCGACGGCAAAGACCCCTGGCCCGCCGCCCAGTACGACGCGATCGTCCGCGTGCAGGCCGCCCTGTGCCGGGCCCACGGCTGGTCCGCGAAGTCCGTCATCGGCCACCTGGAGTGGTCCAACGACAAGGTCGATCCCCGCGGCTTCACCATGCCCGACCTGCGCGCCGACGTGGCCGAGCGCCTCACCCACCCCGCGAGCTGGACCCCCAGCTCCACCCCGTCCAAGGAGGACAACGCCATGGCTACTACTCCCGACGCTGTATGGAAGGCCGACGTGATCCCGGCCGCCGCACCCCCGTACAACAACAGCGACTTCGCCAAGAACAAGACCTGGACCGCGAGCTACGCGCTCGGCTCGGCGGTCCTCACCGGCCGCCGTATCGAGGCGAAGGTCGACGCGCTCGCCAAGGCCGTTGCTGCTCTCACCGCGCTCCTGAAGAAGGGCTGACCCATGCAGAAGCAGCTGCTCCTGGACCTGACGGAGCGCGCGGGCTGGACCGGTGCGCAGGCCGCGCTCGGCCTGGCCGTGACCGAGCTCGCCAACATCCCCGTCTGGTGGGCCGCCCCGGTCGCCCTGGCCCTCGCCTCGGCCAAGAGCTGGGTGGCGGGGCGGCTCGGCCGGAAGGGCACCGCATCCACGCTGCCCGCCTCGGCTGACCCGGCGTCGCACCCGACGGGTATCTGAGCTGCCCACCGAGCACCACGGGAGTACGTATGGACGCTGCCATGGTCGGGGCGCTGGCCGCTGTGCTGGCCTCGCTGTTCGCCGCGGCAGCGGCCGCCTACGGGTCCCGGGGCGCCACGAGAGCGGCCCGGGAGGGCGGAGTCATCACCGGATACGACAGTCTCACCGCACGCCTCACGGCTGAGCGGGACAAGGCCGAGACGGACCAGTCGACGGCTGAACAACGGGTGGCCACGCTGGAACTCGAAGTGGTCCGGCTGCGGCTGCTGGTCACCCAGCTCGGGGGGACGCCATGACGCGGACGGAGAGGTTGCTCTACCGGCGCCGCGGGACCCTCTGGGTCGTGGCCGCGCTCCTCTTCTTGGGGGGTGCGGTCGCGATCGCGTTTCTCCAGATCGACAAGGCGCAGTCGCGCGGGGACCAGCTGGCTGCGGAGGCGGACCGCCGCGGCACCGCCGTCACCACCCTGGCTACGGATGTGCGGACACTGCGCGCGCAGGTCCAGGCGCGCGGCGGGACCCCGGCGGCCCCGGACCCGGGCGACGCGGTGGAGGATCTGCCAGCGCGGGCCGAGGTGCCCGTACCGATCCCGGGCCCGCCAGGACCGAAGGGCGAGCGCGGTGCGCGGGGCGGACGCGGTGCGACCGGTGCGGCGGGTACCCCGTCACCGGGCCCATCCGGCGCGAGCGGCCGCGCGGGAACGGACTCCACAATTCCGGGGCCCGTTGGTCCCGTTGGCCCCGCAGGTCCGGCGGGTCCGGCGGGCGAGCAAGGACCGGCCGGACAGCCCGGGGCCGCGGGCAAGGACGGCACGAACGGAAAGGACGGGCGGGACGGGGCCAGCGGGCAGACGTGCCCGGCCGGGTACAGCCTCCAGCCCCCGCCGGGCGACCCGGACGCGCTGGTCTGCCGGCGTGACACCCCGACCGCCCCGGACCCGGGGACGGCCCCGACGATCCTCGGCCTGCCAGCAGACCGACGCCGCACATGAACCACGCCCCCGTCCCGGCTTCGGCCGGCGGCGGGGGCGCTTCGTCGTGTCCGGGGTCAACTCAGCGCGTCGATGGCCTTCACAATCAGAGCGCGGGCGTCGGCCCCGTACACAGCCATGCCCCGCAACCGCTCGAAGGCCCGCACGTAGAGTTCCACCTCTGAGGGCTGGGTGATGTTGACCTGGGCCGACAGCAACTCAACAGAGACGAAGTTGTCGTCGTAGACGTGGAACACCTCCTGCGGCCACATGCCCCGGGCGGTCGCCGCAGGAATGACGCCCAGAGACACCGCGGGAAGGGCGCCCGCAGCCAGCAGGTAGCCCAGTTGCGCAGCCATCGCGTCCGCGTCGCCGATGCGGTAATTGAGGACAGCCTCCTCGATGAGGAACACGAACCGGTGCCCCGGCTCACGGATCACTCGCGAGCGTTCAACCCGGGCCGCCCCGGCTTCAGCCCCGTCGTTGATGGGAATGTCCCGGAACTCACCGATGGAGGAGAGCAGGGATGCGGCGTACCCCTCGGACTGGAGTAGCCCCGGCACCAGTGTCGGCGAGTACACCCTGAACAGCTGTGTGGACTGGTAGAAGCCCACCCAGCTGTCCTGGAGTTGTTTCAGGCCGGCCCGTACCTGGTGGCGCCACTCCTGATACATCGACTCCGCGTTGAGTGATTGGGCCACAATGTCCGTGGTCTGCTCCGGTACACCACAGGCCTCGCACCAGCGCCTGATGTCCGGCGCTGACGGAGCAGTGCGCCCGTTCTCAACGCGGGACGTCTTGGCGTGGTGCCAGCCGCACCGGGCGGCCAGCTCAACGACCGTCAGCCCTGCCCCCTTACGGAGGTCCCGCAGCCTGCGTGCCACAGAATCGCGGGCAGCTTGAGCGGATGACGACGGAGAGATGGGCATGGGTGGCCGGTGCTCCTGCTAGCTGATCGAGTACTGGTCGTGCTGGAAAGCCCGGCCCCATACGGTGCGGAAGGCTTCGGAGCACAGCTTGGCCGACGTGGGATCGTCGGTGATTTCCTCACCGAGGGACGAGCCGTCTCCGGCAAAGTGATTCCAGTGCACCCACTGGTCGTCGAACAGCCAGAAGTCGTTGCCGGGCAGGGCGATGTCGGAGGCCTGCCGCCGGGGCAGCCAGCGCACCTGCTCGCCGGCCGCGACGTTCGTGAACGTTCCGTCGTAAAGGAACTGGGTGTACTCACTGACGGGTTCGGACACGATGCGGGCCCGTCTGACGACGGCTCCACGGCTGACGGTGTCCTGGATCAGGTCGAGCCAGGGCCGCCACCAGGACGCCCGATCGGCGGGGTCGTGCCGGAAGCCAGCGCGCCAGTCGGCGAACGGGCCTTCCTCGTAGTCGACAGCGTAGGAGTCCCGCATCTCCAGATGCACAGCGGTGGTGCAGCGGGAGATCAGGTCATCGAAGGTCGGCACGTTCGACGGCATCGCACGCCTCCCTGATCATGTGCACCATCCTGGCGGGGATACGGATCACAGCCTCGTTCTCGGGGATGCCTACGGCGTGGCCCGGCACCGTGAACGCGGATGCTTCTGCTGCGAGTTCAGGGCCTGGCTTCCATCCCTGGAACACAAGCTCCTTGCTGTCCCGGTCGACCCACACGGTGGGGCTCTGCTTGTCCCCGGTGTTGGGGTCGATCCCGATGAACAGTAACGACATGCCGATCTCCGTCCACGTGGTGTGCAGTTCTGTGCGCCTACCGTCCGGCGAACGGGCGATGCCGTCAAGGGTGCGAAGAGGCCACTAACCCGGCCGGAGGACAGGTTGCGCACACTTCTGCACATCGCTGGCATGCGTGCACGGCCGGTCCCTACGGTCACCGCACTGACCGCCGACGAGCCGGGGACCCCATGACCGTGAAGGCACTACCACCAGTCAGCGCACTGACCGAGCAGCAGCAGCGGGGCTGGCGCTGCATCTGGTGCGACTACCCTCTCGCGGCCGGGCTCGACGTCGATCTGGGTGAGCAGCGCGCACGGCCGCAGGATGGGGCCGCGTACTCCTGGTTCCCCCGCGCCTGCGCGGACACCGAGCTGTGCGCATCCCGAGCCACGCAGGCACCCGCGTGAGCCCCCGGTCGGTGCTGCGGTTCGTGGAGTGGACGATCGGCGCTCCCCGCGGGGAGGCACCGCAGACCACCATCGTGATCCGCTGCCTCGGCCCCGGCTGCGGCGAGGAGTCCGAGCCGAGCACCTCGCACATCACCCCCGACACCTGGGCGCTCCAGCACGCGGGGAAGACGGGCCACACCGAGTTCGAAGAGGTCGCGCGCTGCCGCCTCGTCGCCACACCGAAGGAGCCGCGCTGATGGCACCGGTCGACCCGCCGCCGGGGTCTGTGATCCCTGGGCACTGCTGGGCGCACCACCCGGACGGTGGCGGCGGCACCTGCATGCTGCCGCCCCACCACCGCGGACCGCACTACAACCCGTACATCCGGGCGGCGTGGAATCAGCCCGGTCTGGAGTGGCCGCAGGAGGAGCCCGCCAGCTGACCTCCCGCCCGCACCCCAGGCCGGCGGCGGCCGGGGTGCGGGCAGGCAAGCGCCCCGACCACGCGCGGTCGGGGCTTTTTCGTGTGCCCATTGTCGTGCGCGACCTGGTACGAGATACTGGAATCTGCGCAGGTCACCCCCCTTACGGGGGAGACGGATTGCGTGAGCGGTGCGTGAGCGGAGGTCCCAGATAGGGCCAGAATCTCCGGTGCGGACCAGAGCGTGGCTGAGGAAATGCCAGGTGAATCGGCCCCCCTGGAGTCTCCCGGAGTGAGCCAGAGGAATCCTTCTCGTCTTACAAAGCAGATGTCGGCAGTTCGAAACTGCCCGCGCCCACCAGTGCAAAGGCCCCCAACCGATCATGGTTGGGGGCCTTTGCCATCTACTTCTGACATCAACGGGTGCAGTCACCCACGGTCGGGACGCTGCCGCTTCAGCATCCGGTGCGGGTGACTCACGGCCTCGCGCTGCGTGTCCTGGACGACGTGGGCGCAGATGTTCATCGTGACCGCGATCTGACTGTGCCCGAGGATCTCTATCACGACGCGGGGAGCGACGCCGGCGGCGGTGAGCAGGGTTGCGCAGCCGTGGCGGGCGTCGTGCAGCCGGATCACTCGGAGCCCGGCGGTTCCGGCGACACGGGTGAACGAGCGTTACAGGTTGCGGGGTTCGATCGGCCGGCCGGTGCGGGTGGTGAAAACGTAGCCGGTGTCCTGCCACGAGCAGCTGTCGGAGGAGTCCACCGCGGTCGAAAGGTTGACCCCGGACGAGGCGACCAGCCGCACGCGCGAGGTCTACGCCGTCCGCGTCACAGATGCGCTCCTGGAGGGTGCCCCACGTCCGTTCGCACGACGGCCGCAAGGCGATCACTAGCGCTTGAGCACAGGCCGGGTTGTTACAGGTTTCTCTACCTCATCAAGGCACCCGGCTGCGCTCCGCTCCGCCGGGCGCGCTTCCCGGCTCTGGCCGCGCCCGCGCTCCTGCCTCTGGCCCGCTCGGCGCTGCCGCCGCCGACGCGCGCCCGCAGTGGATAGGCCCGTGGGTCATGAGTCGAGACCGATCCGCGGGCCAAAGACATGCCTCCGGCGGGGGCGCTACGGCACGGGATGGTCGGGGCGCCGTTCGCGAGTGCCAGCGGATTCGTGGTGAGCGTTGTGGGCTCCCATCCCGACCACCTTCGACCCAGGCAAAGCCGAGCAGGTGCGGCCCAGGGCGTCAAGGTCGTTCGTACAGCGGCGCGCTCCACCTTGACGCCCTGAACCACGCCCGCTCCACGGTGTGTGGGTCGAAGGCGGACGGGATGGGAGCCGGGGTGAGTGGTGGGTTGACGTACGTGGTGAAGATGGGGGGAATCGGCGCTACAGTCCCGAACATGAAGCCGGGGAGACTGAGGCAGTTCGGCGCGTCGTACATTGGGATGGTCAGGCACATCATCCGGCGCCCCTTGCTTATCCTGGTCATGGTGCTGATCGTCGTGGGGACCAGGTGGCTCCAAACCACGTTGCCGCAGCCATGGGACGGCGTGCCTTCCGGGTTCGGCATGCTCGCTGGCGTGTGGGCCATTCGATCGACCCTCCCTCGAAGTCAAGAAGATCAGCAGGCCGGCGATTGAGTGTGAGGCGACGTGCGATGCCTGACATCACCGGCTGACACCAAACGGGACGAACAGCAGCGGTCGGCGTCGGATCTCAATGGACGATCGCCCGAGGCGCAGGCGCGGTTGGTCGAGGTTGGCAGGCTCCAATGATCGACCTGATAAGGATGAGGCCACAGGCCGACCAGGAGAGCTGCCCCTGATCCCTCGCTGAGTACAGTGACCGGCAAGGGGGCATCGTGTCTGATCAGCGGTGGGACGACGAAACCGACTACACCAGGGCTCAAGGATGGGCTCGGTTCATGACCGTGATCGCATTGGGCTGCTCGCTGGGAGTCATCGCACTTGGAGTCGCCGCCGTCTTCGGCCTGAAGTTCTTCCTTTACGTCGTGGAAGCACTCAGTGGGTAGCCCGCTGCTGCTCGTGTCTCACCGAAAGCAGTGGGCGATCGAGCCGCCGTCAGGAACGATGGCGGCATGCGCTACTTCAACGGGACCGGCTGGCTCGCGATCTTCAACGGCACCGAGACAATGGTCGGTCGGACCGTGGACGAAGACGCCTGGGATGCGGCGACAGGCGTTGCCCTCGTCGTCGATCCGAAGCAAGGGACTCGCCGGCCGGTGAGGGGCTACCCGGACTTCTCACACCTGGAGCGAGCTGACCAAGTGGTAGCCGCCGTGCCAGGGGGCGGCTGA